ACCGAAAAGATATACCTCGACTACAACCCCTCCGATGACTTCCATTGGATATACGACAAGCTACTCACAAGAGACGATGTTACCTTCATCAAGTCTACCTATGTTGACAATCCCTTTCTTGATACTACTATTGTATCTGAGATTGAGAGGCTCAGGGATACGGATGAAGATTATTGGCGCATATACGGATTGGGTGAAAGGGGTCAGAGCAAGGCAACGGTTTTTACGTTTGTGGAAGAGGAAGTTCCCGAACAGGCTAAATTCCTCTCCTATGGTATGGACTTTGGTTTCACTAATGACCCCACTTCTCTCGTGGCGGTATATGGCGATGACCATAGTCTTTATGCGAAAGAACTTATATACGAAACGAACCTCACGAACAGGGACATCTCAGAAAAGATGAGAGCCTTAGGCATTGACCGCAGGGCAGAGATATATGCTGATAGTGCAGAGCCTAAGAGTATAGAGGAACTGTATAGGATGGGATGGAATGTCAAGCCCACCAAGAAGGGGGCTGACTCCATCAACGCAGGTATTGACGTACTCAAGAGATACAAGCTGCACGCAGTAGGTCACAACCTGGTTAAAGAGATGAGGAACTATAAATGGGTGGAGGACAAGAACGGCAAGCTACTCAACAAACCTATAGATGCATTTAACCACGCCATTGATGCTATGCGATACGCAACCTACAATAAACTAACAAGACCTAATTATGGGAGATACGCAGTACGTTAAGGTACAATTCCCTGAGAATGCTAATGAGTTAACCATTGGGCAGTATCAGAGGTATGTGCAGATTGAAGAGGGGGAGAGTAATTTCAAGACCCTTAAAGCTGCAGAGATATTCTTAGGGCTACCAATACGGGAAGCCCTCAAGATGCAGACTACTGACTTCTATGCTATGACCAATGAACTCTTTGAGATGTTGGCTCAAGATCACAAGCTGCAACCCATAGTAAAGTACAGGGGTAAGGACTACGGCTTCATACCTAACCTAGAGGAGTTGACCTTTGGGGAGTACATAGATTTAGACAGTCACCTTACAGATGTGCAGGATATGCACAAAGCACTAAGCGTACTCTACCGACCCATCACGGATAGGGTCGGGGACAAGTACGACATAGAAGAGTACGAGCCAAACGAAGGATATAAAGATTTCCCATTAGGGGCAGGGTTGGGTGCAACGCTTTTTTTTTGGACTTTAAGAAAGGAGTTATTGAGCGATACCCCGAACTCTTTGCCGAAGAACCCGAAGGACATACTGACCTCAGTCTTCAAGCCAACTTCTCAAGGAAGTGGGGTTGGTATGGAAGCATAGACCATCTGGCAGGCGGAGACATAAACAAATACGAGTCTGTGACTAACCTACCTTTTCAGCGTGTATTCCTTAAAATGATATTCGACAAGGAGAAGAATGAGGTAGAGAGAATGCTGCTTAAGAAGAAAGGTTAACCGCTTGTGCTACAAATAGGGCGCAAAGGGGTTAACCTTTTATGGTATATGATATTCTTACAACAATCAAGAACCACCTAGAGGCGAACGCTCAGGTGAACACGGTTACTTTTGGGGACATTATGGAGGTAGACCTGAACAAGCAGAGCATCTTCCCATTGTCACATATGATGATAGATAACGCTACAATCAGCAATCAGATTGCTACCTTCTCTATTAGCGTTATGTGTATGGATGTTGCAGACGTAAGCAAGCAAGATGTAAGGGATGAGGCAGAGCCATTCTACGGGGTAGGCATTGAACAGGATTTACTCAACACTCAGTTCTATGTTGTTAATGACTTGGTGCAAGCCCTAAAGCGTGGAGACCTATTCTCTGACAAGTATCAGCTACAGGGTGACCCAAGCTGTCAGCCGTTTATGGATCGCTACGAGAATCTACTTGTAGGTTGGTCAGTAACCTTGAGTATCAGTGTACCGAACACGATAGACATATGTCAGCAACAAGGATAAGAAAAGCCAATCAGGAGGCGGTGATGAAAGCCTTTGGTGAGCGTGTTAAGAAAGCAGCACAACTCAACCTAGGGGCTACTCGTAGCATTAGATATAATGACGGGACTATAAAGAGACGGAGAAATGTAGCCACGGGAAGCCTAAAGGATAGTGTCAGTTTTGTAACCGCACTATCACCACACCCTGCACTTTCCTTCTTCTTTAATGTGCCTTATGGTACTTACCTCGATGAGGGTGTTGACGGTGTTAAGTATAGAGTACCAGGTAACAGCCGTTTCTCATTTAGGAGTAAGCAACCACCTACGAAGTTTATCCTTGAATGGATGAGGGTACGCAGGATTAAGGTACGAGACCCTGAGACTAATCAGTTTGTTAAGCAGACTGAAGAAGCAAAGGAGGGCTTTGCATTGGGTATTGCTCGCAAGATTAAGATGCGAGGTATACCCAAGACAGAGTGGTTTAGTCAGCCGTTTAGAGACGAGTTCGAAAACCTGCCGCCTGATTTCTTGGTGGCCCTCGGTAAAGATGTAGATGAATTTTTGAAGGAGATAAAACCTTTCTAGTATGGCAGTAATAGCACCAAGCAGTTTAGTAGGAGCACGAAGTCCTATATACATCACAGCAAACTACTCAAGTCTTGCATCTTCTATAACGGATGTGGAGCTTGAGGTGTTTATATGGAAGGGAGCAAGAAACAGCAAGCCTGCCACAGCGACCTACACCCTTTTTAGGGATGTGTTCGCAGGTCAGGATGTATCCTTTGACGTGTCTAAGTTTGTACAGGAGTACATTACCAATACACACACGGGTTTTGATCCTACAGATGTGAGCTATGTACCTGATGGTTCTGTGTATTGGGTACAGGTAGATTACACGATTAATTATCAAAACAAAGCAGACCCTCCTGTAACGGTTAACGATACAGGCAGCACTGACATCTTTGAGGTTAGTAATGGCTATCACATATTTATTGAGGCGGCTAACAAAGAGGTGAACAAAGGATTCGCAAGTGTCAATGCAGTTAAATACATTAAAGACTCTGGCAATGAGGTTGTGCCTGTATATCTCGGTAAATGGGGTGAGGGTTATGACATCTATTGGGCTTATAAGGATAGAGTATTGGCAGATGGTGGTACTGTTGAGGGAACTACTCTATGTGCTAATATCGGCCTAGAGACTGTTGAGGTATTAGGTGATGGTGGCTATAACATAGACATCAGAATCACAGAGTCAGATTTGCAGAACCTGCAAGCTGAAGGAAGAGTTTTGTTACTGCCGTGTGGCGTTAGCAATCTTGATGCTTGGGTGTCAACGGTTGGTGAGACTTTAACGTATACCAACTACTACGACATCAACCTTAAAGACAAGGACGGCACAACATTAGACACTCGTAGGTTCTACCCTACTTGTGAGCCTAAGTACACACCCTTACAAATTCAGTTCATAAACAAGAACGGTGTATGGGAGAGTGTTACATTCTTTAAGTCTAGCCAAGAGCAACTACAGACCAGAACATCAGAGTACAGAAGGTCTATAGGTTCTTCAGGTGCAACAGGGTTTAGCTACGATACTGAACAGGAGCAATACAAGAGGTTCAACACCAATTACAGAAACAGCATCCGAGTAAACACGGGATGGGTAGGTGAGGACTATAACGAGATGATGACTCAGTTGCTTGCCTCCGAGCGTGTATTGCTCGACAGCAAGCCCGTCAATGTGAGCACAGGATCACTACAGCTACAGAAGCATATTACAAACAAGACCATCAATTACACGATAGACTTACAATACGCTTACGACACTATCTATGAATAGAGTTGACTTATATATAGACAGCCAAAGGGTAGACTTCTTTGACCAAGAGAGCATAGAGCTGACGATGAGCGTGCAGAACGTTAAGGACATCTCTAAGGTGTTTGGTGATTTCAGTAAGAGCTTCACCCTGCCTGCTAGCCCTAACAACAATGCTGTGTTTAAACATTACTACAATGTAGATGTGAGTGGGGGCTTCGATGCCAACACACGCACATCGGCTTTCATAGAGCTAAACAACAATGTGTTTCGTAGTGGCGTGATAGAGCTTGAGGGTGTGCAGTTAAAGAACCTACAGCCTTATGCGTATAAGGTAGGGTTCTATAGTAAGACCACATCTTTAAAGGACTTGTTTGGTGAGGACACTTTAAATGACCTTGACCTATCAGCC